ATTTAGCCTGACCCAATGTTCTCCAACAGTCTTTAGGGTCATAATGAAGACGAGAGGAATGTTTATAGTAACTAACGAAGTAATTGGGACCCTCTCTTACACGGTGATATTCGTACCTCATGTATTGAGAGTTATCAGGGTATTGTATTGGTAACATCTAATAGGTTGTTATGGTGATGGGTGTAGTAGAATAAGATTCACAGAGTAAACATTCATGGTTTACATTGAGAATAATGATTCATTCTTTAGTTGAAGAAGAACGGGGAGCTTTGTGTCTTTTTTACAGAAAGAACATTCAGGGTTATTTAATAAAAAGGGAAGATTTGTGTCTTCCCTCTGTTACAGAAGAGAGTTCACCCTTCTCTCTCCTGTATACGGGTCCTATTGGAATTGAGTAGTCGTAGACTACGACCTTAGACCCAGTTATGAGTGGTCTTATTACCGTTCTTCAGTCTAGCTTGTTGTCTTTGGTTTACATCCATCCCAAAGACGAGATGATTAGTAGCTTGTTGAGGGTCATCTAGGTAAGATTGCATGATATCATTCCAGTCATCTTGTTTAGCTAGTTTCATCTGTTCGTAAGCAGAGATTGAGAGGGAGTCAGTGAAATATTTAACACCTTGAGCTAGACAATCAAGTCTATCGTCGTGTCTAACTGCACCTTTTTCTCTACACATACGACTCATTTGATAGAAGAGCATATAGAGGAGTCGTTCTTCTGGAGGAGCATCTGGGTTTGATTTAAAGTCCCACTCAATGACTTTACGATCAACAATGAGACGATGCTGATTAAGCACAGGCTCGAGAGTATCAATGATTCGATCTTCTTTTCTGACATTAGCACGGATTTCTTCTACGTCTATAGCTTGTTTAGTTTGGGTCAGATGTTTACGGAACAATTCAGAGACCATACCATCACCGAAGTTAGTTTCGATGACAAGTTTAGTCACTCCGTATTTTTTACATCCTCTGAGAATATCAAGAAGTGTTGGGTCGGAGTATCCATCTCTGTAAGCTCGCATTTCGTGCAAGTACAGGAAACCGTTGCGTTGTGAGATATAAGCTGCTGCAGTTTCATCCGAGCCACGACCCGACGGATCAATCGAGCAGATTGTTTCGGAGTAAGGATGCCACTCTCCTTGGAGAAGCATTGGACTGTAGAAATAGTCTCCAGGTAATCCCACAATTGGGAGGTCTTTGATGGTGTTGCTTGGATCGGAGCACCAGACAACAGCGTCAGGGCACTTAGTAGGATTAACGGACGTGACAACGAGGTCAGCACATTTAAGTGGGAATTTTTCTGCATCGGATAGGGAAGTATCTAACATGAACTGGAGCATGAAGTTACTGCGACCCATTGCTGCTTCTCTTTCGATTAGGTCATCGTTATCGAAGCGATCAGGGTCAGTAACATCCCATTGATTAGCACCTTGATCTAAGTCTTCCACAAGGGAAGGAGCTAGGAGGCCATCGTATTGGGTAGTAGCTCTAGGGTATCTAGCAGGCCAAACAAAGGGTTTATAGGACCGTTCTGCTAGCTTTCTGTAGACAGTGAATGTAGTCTGTGGTGTACCTAAGAATAGGATACGTGAGTCTTCTTTAGGAGTAAGGATTGACTCAGCTTCAGTACACAATTGAAGGAGTTTCTCACGCATGAGTTCTGTCATCGAATTGCCAGGAACCTCGATGTCATCAAGGATCATTAGGTCAGCACGACTACCAGTAAGTTGTCCTGTGATACCGACTGATTTGACTGAAGGTGCCTGGTGAGGAGCACAGGAGATATCAAAGCTAATACGTGACCACCTGCTGTTATCAGCTTTGGGGATCATGTGAGTTAACCAGGGTGTCTCCATGATTAGTTTCTGTAGGAAGATAGACATGTTGTCAGCTCTCTCTTTAGAGGCTGAGATGATCATGATCTTCTTTTCTTGGTCTTTAAATAGGGTCCAAAGGACGAATGCTCCAGTGATCCAGCTCTTACCGACTCCTCGGAATGCTTGGATCTGTAATCGTTTAGGACCGTGTTGTAAATAGTCTGCAATGGCGTATTGAGCACGAGTTGGAGAGGGTAACTCCAACTGAGCCCACATAGCCTGTAAGAAGAGTTTGAAGTCACTCTTCAAGAGGTCTATGGTGTTCATTCTACCTTAGTGGAGAGATTAGAGAAAAGAGTTGGTGTTTCTAGGATTGCTTTACGTCGTTCAGCAGGATTCATGCCTTTAGTAGCTCTTCTCATTGCTTCATAGCGAGCATTCTGAACCTTATTGATAGATAGTTCATCAGCCCAACCAAGTTGCAGTTGTAGAGCTAGTTGCTGTGCTTCAGGTAAGTCTTTGATAGGTACACCGTGGAAAGTATCAAGAGAACGATCCTTTTTATTGATCTTTATTCCCATCTTGTTACGGGTAGCTTCAGACAGTTTATGTACATCAAAGTGGTCAGTACTGTTGACACCAGTAGATTTAATCTTTTTAGAGGATAACTTACCATCAAATAAAGATTCGTAGTTAGCACCTTGATTACCTAGGAATAATCCACCAGTAGCTAGATCATCACGACGTTTAGCTGCTTGTTCACCTGTCTTACCAGCAAGGAAAGCTTTATTATCTTGGATACCCATACGGTGGTGAGGAGTAAAGTTTTTAGGAGATGCATTCCTACCACTTTTTGTGTATTCACCTGGCCGTAAGCCGTAGGTAGTTTGTTGATAATCAGGACGGTTTTCCATTCTTATTGGTTCACCTGTAATACCACCCTGAACATCACCATTCATACCTCTGTAGTCAGCATTTCTGAGACCTTCTCTAGAAGGAGGTGTGTTGTTTTTAACTAACAAATCCCTAGCAGCCATCTTTTTGATGGTGGCAGGTTGTAGTTTTTTAAGGGCTTTAGCTTCACCACCGCCTGGCAGTACAGCACCAATAAGTAAACCGCCTAATCCTGCTGGTAGTCCAATCTTTTTACCGATTGCTTCACCAGCAATCATTCCTCCTTCTTCCATAACACCAACAGGTGTATATTTAGAAGAGATTTCGTCTACTTTTCCAGCGAGCTTAACTGCATTAGGGTCAGTACCAAATGTGTTGTGTCTAAATTCTTCGACTTTATTTAGGGCATCTGTACCCATCTTCAATAATTGATTCCACATAAAAAAAGCGCCCCTTTCGGAGCGCGATAGTTATTTATTTAGTTAGTTAGTTAGTGGAAACCGCCTTGTTTCCTTTGCTTATTTGTAAGCTTTTTCTTCTTAGGCTTAATTTGTAAAGACTTCTTTGCCTCGTTGTTCTTAGGAGGAGTAGGTCCACTTCTTAAGTTCTGAGCGTCAGCACCTGTTGCTGCTTTAGGTTTATCAGGTGAACGACCCTGCCTCAGGCTCTGAGCATTAGAACTAGTAGCGGCTGTTGACTTAGCTTTAGTCTTAGTCTTAGTTGGAGTAGGGCTAGGAGAAGGTTTGGGCTTAGGAGAAGGGCTAGGCTTATAGTTAGGATCTCCTTTACCGGGTGCAGGCCTCATAATCATGTGATTACTACCAACTGTTCGTGATTGCGCCATTGCGCGGAATTCCTGCTCTTGCCGCTGCTGTACCTTTGCGTTGACTTCTGCGGTATTGTTGAATTTAGTAGGTTTAGTAGTCTTAGTAGTTTTAGTAGATGCTGGGATAGTTGTTGAAGATGAACTAGAAGAACTACGACGGTTCTGCGCACGTGTACGTGTTGAATTAGTACGTGTACTTGTTGAATTACTCCTGACGGGAGCTGGAACCCAACGCCTGCCATTCCATTTCTTACGATTAGAACCAGTACCAGTAATGTCGCCTTTAGATCTTGCCATAATTAATTAATGTGTTGAAGAATAAGTTGTTCTCGTTTAGTGATGCCGAATCGGTCTCTCATCCAAGAGAGCCAATTGTTACTTCCTTTGGCCTGATTACACTTGACACAAGCAGGTACGAGGTTACTTGTGATATCTTTTCCACCCAATGTTTTAGGGTGAACGTGGTCCAATGTAAGTTCTGATAGTTCATAAGTTTCTCCGCAATAGACACATTGACAATGAAAGTGCTCTTTAATAGCTCTTCTCCAGAGCTTCTTAGCTTCAGGACTTGTCATGGTTATTAGGTTATAGAGGTAATGTTTAGGTGTAGGAAGTAGTGGTGTCATTTTTTAGCGTATTGTTTACCCTTACGTGGGCGGGTTCGATTCTTCTTAGCGTTTTCACATTTGCCAGTCTTAGGACCAGTATGTGAGGCATCTTCGCCTTTCTTGCACTTAAGTTTATCTCGTAACTTAGTTGCACCACTAATTAGTTTCTTACCCTTTTTAGTCTTGTTATATTTAGCCTGTTGCTTGACACGTCGTTTAGCAGCAGCAGGATTTGACTTGTAGTACTTAGAGGTTTTACCGCTTGCCATAGAGTCTAGTTTGTACGAGTTCTGGGTCTACAGTTGGCATCAACTTTGCTAGTTTGTCCAAAGGACTACCTTCAATAGCAATACCACTGATATCATTTGTTTTAAGCCAGTCACAAGCTGCTTTTAGATCAGCAGTAGAAGCCTCACCCGATTTAACTCGGG